TTCGATTCCTTGTCCTGACTACTAAAAATAAAACAATAAGTAATGCCAGACATAACAATGTGCAAAGGAGAAGGCTGTACAATGAAGCAAACATGCTACAGGTATAAGGCTACTCCCGATGAGTATGGACAATCCTATTTTGCGTCTACCCCTAGTCAAGGTGTGGATGCAGATGGGAACACTAAGTGTAATCACTACTACCCTATATCTAAATTCTAACAGATGACTAATTAAACCAATAGAGAGATGAAATTTGAAGTAAAAAGAATTGTACAAGTAAGTGAGGCAGGCTATCTCCACATCCCATTGTTATCAATGAGTTTTGGTCGCAATGGTTTTATGTTATGCGTTTTGGGTGTGTCCTTTACTTTAATATGGAAAAACCAATAGAGAGATGAGTTGGAAACAAATTAAAATATTCACAGCAGCAGAACAATCTGTTGTAATTGAGCCTAACCCAGAAAAAGACGGGATGGTAATACACAGCATAGAAGAAGAAGATGGAAAAAGTTTCATGCTTTACATGACCTTTGAAGAAGCAAAAACCATAGGTGAGGAGCTAATAAAATACGCAGAAGAAATGGGGTATACCCACACAAACCAATAGAGAGATGGGAGAAGTAGAACGCACACAGTTGGCTTTGATCGAACGCATACGTCAGCTTGAAGTAGAAATTATAAGTAGGGGACTTCTTCCTATTGGCTACGTGCAGGAGATGGAAGAAGAGATGCAGGCTAAAATCAACCCGCCAAACCAATAGAGAGATGAAACAGTTATTAGATGAAATGATTAATTACATTGAAGAAACAGACCAGCAGATAGAATGGGAACGTGGGAGCGGTAGGAGCTTGGATGAAGTAAAGGCAGCTAAAGATATGCCCGACATTTATTACAAATTAATATCCATTAGAAGAGACCAAGAAGATCTTAGGTCTGAAATCAAAAAGAAAGTTGCAGACATTGAGAGTAAAACTGACAACGCACTCGACATGATGCTCGACATTCTGCACCTACTGAAAAACATTTAATGCATGAGAAAGTTTGATACCTACTGGGAGTACCTACTCCGTCAGAGAAATCCTTGGGCTCGAATCACTAACATCCTCGTAGCTCCTTTGCTGATGATCATGATGATCATTAAGGGTGTGGCTACTAACCAACCGTACTTCTGGATAGGCGCTATGTTTGCAGCCGTTATGTGTGTGCAACAGCACCGCCACTACTGGACGAAGTGGGATGAGAAGTATCGTAAGAACCCTGAGTTATGATAGACCCAATAGACTTCACTGAAGATCAAGTCCACATTGTATCACGCATCCAGAAGCAGTCCTTTGAGAATGGTATGGTGTGGGGTGTGGTGTACAGTATAGCCGGGATCATTGGAATGATTGGAGCCATCTGCGCTGCTACCCGATGGGGATATTTGCTCTTCTGAAATTTGGAATTAACACAACACTTTAATACATTTGTATCGGCATATGAAAGAAGCAAGACAGGACATCCTAGATGCCATCGAAACCTACTACAGCGTGCTAGGATTCAAGCGAGATAATTCTAGAGTTACACATCAGGCTCAAGCTAGAACCGCACTATCTAACGTGATGCGTGAGCACGGCATGACGTACGAAGAAATCAAACTGTACCAGCATAGAAACCACGCCACAATCATTCATCACTGCAAGGTAGTACATGCCAACGGGCTCTCTGATTGGAGAGGATACAGGGACACCTACGAAACGTGTAAGGATATTGTCGGGGTGGCACTGCTTGGTGACATCAATGACGTGATAGCCATGCTCGAGAGCAAGCGTGATGAACTGCAAGCACAGATTGACGAATACCTCAAGAAGAAAGAAGAAAATGATGCGAGGAATAAAGAGCTGGCTGCGTACGGCGTTGAGGTGTGATGACGTATACGTTGTCCACTTAGACCGCAGAACAGAGTACAACAAAAGACCAGCAGAAGTCGCTGGCGTTTTCACCTACGAGTCTGATGCGATTGAGTTCGCACAATACTATAACAAGTTCCTCACAGATGGTCTGATGGAGGCACATGTAACAAAGCAAATCACAATTTAATGAGTACCTACAAGTTTAAGACCACCAAGATCAAAGGCAAGGACTACGTCGAAGTAAACGAGCGTATCAAGTTCTTCCGTCTGGAAAAGAAGTATGATGGCTGGGCCATCCAAACAGAGTTCCCTATGCTCACCTCAGATGAGGCGCTGTGTCGCTGCACCATCACCAACGCTGACGGCATGGCCGTAGCACAGGGACATGCTCACGAACTCAAGGCTAACGGCATGATCAACAAGACCTCCTTCGTGGAGAACTGTGAGACATCAGCCGTGGGTCGTGCGCTGGCTATGCTCGGTATCGGTATCGACACCAGCATTGCTTCAGCCAACGAAGTTGAGACGGCTATTGCTCAGCAGGAGTCTAACCCATCACCAGAGAAGCCATTCGGTGAGCAGCTACAAGCTACAGCTAATGAGCTGCGTGAGAACATCATGGATAAGGCAGTTGCGTACATCAAGTCGCAGACTAACAAGCAGAAAGCATTCGATGCTATCATCGAGAAGTATGGTGATTCACTGACTGCTAAGCAGAAGACTGGATTGCAAAAGTTTGTGCGATGATCATGTCAGCACAACTGCACGAGAGGTACGACAAGGGTCACTTGTCGTACTCCTCTATCAAACAGGCTCTGACCGACATAGCTCAGTTCGACCGATACATGAAGGGCGAGCTGCGTTACACGTCAGATGCGCTGAACTTCGGGACACTGTATGACATGCTCTTGTTTGAGCGTGAGAAAGCAATGGATACTTACATCGTTCTATCTGATGATAAGATCATCGATGCTTGCAGCGATAAGACACGCAACTCCAAGCGTCCTCAGATGACTAACGAGTTTAAGGAACGCAAGACCTTTATGGCTGAGCAAGCTTCAGCTTCAGACAAGATCCTGTGTACCACAGAGGACTGGAAGATGGCGAACGAAATGATCGAGCGCCTTCACGAGTGTGGACTGATTCAGTCTCACATGACTGGTGATTACCAAGTGGAGTTCAATGAGGACATCCAGACATCTGTCGGACCTGTTCGGGTCAAGGGATTCCTCGACTGTCTTGGTGATGGGTACATCACTGACTCAAAGTCTACTAAATCTGTAGGGAAGTTCCGCTACAGTGTGCGTGACTTCGGGTATGACATCCAAGCGTACATCTACACGACTGTCTTTGGGATCAAAGACTTCTACTGGGTGGCGCAAGAGAAGACATACCCCTACCTACCTGCTCTCGTAAAGTGCACAGAGAATACCCTGTTCACTGGTGAGATGAAGTTTCAAGATGCAGTTAAACGTATCCACAAATTTCTCAACGACGATGAGAAACCTACTATCTTCTTTGAAGAATTCGAAGTATAATCACTTAGCTTGGGCTGCTTTCGGGATGGCCCTGTACTTGGTGACTATGTATTTATTTGTATACCTCTTAAAATTTTTGATGCCATGAGCGACAAAAAGTATGATTCAGAACTGATTGGCTGGGTAGACGAGCCAGTCTACAACGAACAAGGTGAATTGATCAGCTGGACTATCAAGCTGAAAGATCACGAATTGAAAGACATCATGGACAACTACGTCACACCTCGTGACGACAAAGGTCAGGGCGGTAACGCTCGTATCAAGTTGTTCATGAGTAAGAACGGCAAAGCCTGTGGCTCTGTCTACAACTTCAACAGCGAAGCTGCGAAGGAGAGACGAGCGGCTGCAATGGCTCGCAAGAACGAGCAGTCGGACGGAGATCTTCCGTTCTGATTTTGGTTTATGTTAGGTTTGAGACCCCGCTTCGGCGGGGTTTCTTTCCCCCAATACTATGGATGAACCACCGATGATATATTACATGATCGTGCAGCTCTCGTACAAGAAGAACCGCAGCACCTTCAGCGCAAAGGAATGGGTAGTCAGTATCTACGATACACCCGGAGGCATCATGAATAACGACAAGAGGACGATGCGTAACCTAGAGAAGAGGCTATACGGTAAGAAGTACAAGAGCCAGAAGCAGATCATAATCAAGAAGATATTAGAGAAGACACCCCTAACACGTCAAAATAGACAAGCATTGAAATGAGTTACGACAACATAAACCCAGATCACTACAAGCATGGAGATAAGGAAGTCTGGCAGATGATGATAGACTGCTTTGGACTGGAAGCATACATCAGTTTCTGTCGCCTGAATGCATTCAAGTACCGGATGAGAGCGGGATTAAAACCTAATCAACCAGCTGATCAAGACATTATGAAAGCCAGATGGTATGAAGAACAAATCGTTCAGCTATGCAAGTAACATTCTTCAAAGACATTAAAGCGCCTGACGAGCCACACCACGTTGATGTGACCACGGCGCTCAACCGTATACGTGATGGAAAGAGCAGACATCAGATCGAAGAGTACAGAACCTCGGGGGACAAGTCCCTCAAGAACAGCCTCCCGCTCGTATGCTTCAGCGGTGAGTTCACTCGCAGAGCAGATGATGCATTGTTCGAACACTCTGGACTCATCGTCTTGGACTTCGATCATGTGGATGTTAACGAGAGCAAGGGCTTTGTCGGTGCTGACGATCACGTCTACGCTTGCTGGACTTCACCGTCTGGTGACGGGCTCAAGGCGCTGGTCAAAGTAACCAACCCAGAGCGGCATCGTGATCACTTCCGAGCGCTCCGCACGTACTTCGAGAAGCAGTACAACCTAGAGGTTGACGAGTCAGGTATCAACGAG